CCGCGCGAGGTGCGCGACCGCATCACGAAGCGCGGCAGCGACTACGACCCCTACGAACGGGAACCGTAATCGCATCATGGAGGAATAGAGTCATGGTCAGGCAGGCAACCGAACAGGACGTCGACCAATTGACCGCAATGGCACGCGAGTTCATCGGCTACAGCGCGTATGGCACGATGATCGCGCCAGCCGACGATGACATACGCACGGGCATCATCTCCGTGATCCGATCCGGCGTGATGTTCGTCGCCGAGGTCGATGGCAAGCTGGTCGGCGTCATCGCGGGGATCATCGCTCCGATGTGGTTCGCGCCGAGCATTTCGTGCGCCGTCGAACTCGCCTGGTGGGTTGACCCGGCGCACCGCATGACGCGCATCCCGTTCCGCCTGATCGCGGCGCTCGAGGAATGGGCAAAGGAATCGGGCGCGAGGCTCCTGTGCATGAGCGAACTCGTCATTAACGGCGAGACGCCAATCGCGAGGATGCTGTCGCGCATGGGATACGTCAACACCGAACGCTCTCACGTGAAGGAAATCTGACATGGCAGCAATCTCCACGATCATCGCCGGCGTCGCCGCCGGCATCGCAGCCGCCGGCACCGGGTACGCCATCTCTGCCGGCGAGCGCGGTGCCGCCGCGCAGGAGAAGGCGATGAAGCAGCAGCAGCAGGCGCAGACGGAGGCGGCCGCGCAGGCTCGCAGCCAGCAGCGGCAGTCGGAGATCGCCATGTCGGCCGCGAACCGCCGCAAGCCGAACATCGCAGCCATCATGGACAACGCCGCCGAGGGAAGCATGGGCGGCCCGTCCGGAACCATGCTGACCGGGCCGATGGGCGTCAACCCGCAGGATCTCCAGCTCGGGCGCTCGTCGCTCCTCGGAGGCTGACCCATGAGCCAGTACACCGGAGACAACTCCTCGTATCCCGATGCTCCCACGCGGGATCGGCTGTTCACCCGGTGGGGCCAGCTCAAGAGCGAGCGCGCGTCGTGGCTGGCGCATTGGCAGGAGATCACCTCCTACCTGCTCCCGCGCAACGGGCGCTACTTCCGCCAGGATCGCGACAAGGGCTGGCGCAGGCACAACGCCATCTACGACAACACCGGGACGCGCGCGCTCCGCACCCTCGGCGCGGGGCTGATGTCGGGCGCGACGTCGCCGGCGCGGCAATGGTTCCGGCTCGCGACGCCCGACCCGGAGCTGAACTCGTACCAGCCCGTCAAGCTCTGGCTCGACGACGTCACCAAGCGCATGCAGCGCGTGTTCCAGAAGTCGAACACCTACCGCTCGCTGCACCTGATGTACGAGGAACTCGGCGCGTTCGGCACGGGCGCGAGCATCGTGCTGCCCGACTTCGAGCAGGTCATCCACCACTACCCGCTCACGACGGGCGAGTACTGCATCTCAACCGACGCGCAGGGGCGAGTCTGCACCCTGTACCGCGAGTTCGAGATGACCGTCTCGCAGATCATCAAGGAGTTCGGCCTCGAGAAGTGCAGCGTGTCGGTGCAGAACATGTACCGCACGGGCAACCTCGACCAATGGGTGCCGGTCATCCACGCCATCGAGCCTCGCGCCGACCGCGACATGTCGAAGCGCGACGGCAAGAACATGCCGTTCGGGTCGTGGTACTTCGAGGTCGGCGGCGAGGACGGCGTGTTCCTGCGCGAGAGCGGGTTCATGCAGTTCCCCGCCGTCTGCCCCCGCTGGTCGGTGGTCGGCGGCGACATCTACGGCAACAGCCCCGGCATGGAGGCGCTCGGCGACATCAAGCAGCTCCAGCACGAGCAGCTCCGCAAGGCGCAGGCCATCGACTACCAGACCAAGCCGCCGCTCCAGGTGTCGGCCGGCATGAAGAACCGGGACGTCGACACGCTCCCCGGCGGGATCACGTTCGTCGACGGCGCGTCGCAGGGAATCCGCAGCGCGTTCGAGGTGAACCTCAACCTGAACTACCTGCTCCAGGACATTCAGGACGTCCGCGAGCGCGTCCGTGGCGCGTTCTACGCCGACCTGTTCCTGATGCTGGCGACGCAGCCGAACACCCGCATGACCGCGACCGAGGTCGCCGAGCGCCATGAGGAGAAGCTCCTCATGCTCGGCCCCGTCCTCGAGCGCCTGCACAACGAGCTGCTCGACCCGCTCATTGACATCACGTTCACGCGCATGGTGCAGAGCGGCATGCTGCCGCCGGCACCCGAGGAATTGCAGGGCATGGACTTGAACGTCGAGTTCGTGTCAATGCTCGCGCAGGCGCAGCGCGCCATCGGCACCAACGCCGTCGACCGCTTCGTCGGGAACCTCGGCTCCATCGCGCAGATGAAGCCCGACATCCTCGACAAGTTCGACAGCGACCAATGGGCTGACATCTACGCCGACATGCTCGGCGTCGACCCGTCGCTCATCATCGCCGACAAGGAGGTCGCCGTGCTTCGGCAGGCTCGCAACCAGGCGATGGCCGCGAAGGAGCAGGCCGCCGCGATGGAGCAGCAGTCGAAGACCGTCCGCAACATGGCGGCCGCCCCGACCGGGAACCAGAACGCCCTGACCGATGTGATGAACATGTTCTCCGGCTACGGCTCGCCGTCCGGGGTTGAACTCTAAACGAAGGAACCACAATGCCCTACATGAAGGCCGGAACGAACCTCCTGTTCGACAGCACGACCAACGACGTCGTCGGCATCAAGGACGATGACGGCAGCGAGCTGTACTTCCAGATCATGCGGAACGAGCCGACCTACCTCGGCGCGACGACTGCGGTGTCAATCGTCGCCCCTGCGGCGACTTTCACCACGCTGACCTATGAGGACAGCAGCGGCAGCGTGCGTCTGGTGAGCGCCGGCGTGCATGGCCTCAACAACGCGGTCGCGCAGAACAAGCTCGTTCGCGTCACCTGGGCTAGCGGTACTGGTGTCAACGGCCTGTACACCGTCACCGACGTCAGCGCGGATACCAAGAAGATTACCATCAACTACCCGTTCGCTGCTGGCCTCGGCACCCCGACCGTGTCGGTCGTTGGCACCGACATCACCCTCGGGTCGGCGACCATCCCGGCGAACCGAATCAAGCTCGGTATGGAACTTGAGATCGATGCGCTGTTCGCGATGACGGGAAGCGCAAACAACAAGACCCTCAAGGTCAACATCGGCGATGCTGGATGGTATTCGCAGGCGGTTGCCGGATCGAACGTGAGTGTGTCCCTTGATAAGCAGGCGTGGGCGAACACCGCCACGACCCTTGTCTCGAACGCCCTTGCTGCCCCCGGACACGGAGCGTCGACCGGCGCGAACGTCACCATGACGCCGACCGGCGGATTCGGAATCGCGCAGACGTTCGCCATCACCGGGCAGATCGCGACCGCGAACGAGTTCATCACGCTCGAGGCGTGGAACCTCAAGATCACCAGCACGTAACGGGAACCGTAAGAAATAGACGCACAGATATCTTTCGGCCGTGAGCCAGTACGACCCTCTCGACCTGCGTGGGCAGGAGCGCGACAAGCAGAACCGCGAGCTGCGCGACAGGTTGGCGAGGGAGGCCGAGGAATCGGACGTCAAGTGGCTCATGGCGAGCAGGCGCGGCAGGCGGATCGTCTGGCGCATGCTCGACCAGGCAGGCGTGTTCCGGTCATCGTTCAACACCAACGCGATGACGATGGCGTTCTCGGAAGGCGCACGGAACTCGGGACTTCGGATGCTGGCAATCGTCCACGGTTGCTGCCCCGAGCATTACCCGACCATGATGAAGGAACAGACCGATGAGCGAACCAATGATGATGGAAACGGCTGAAACCACCACACAAGCCGCTCCTGCATCAGAGTCCCCGTCCGGCGTCGCGGCGACGGCCGAGAAGCTGTACGGGGGAGAGCAGAAGGCGACCACGACCCAGGACTCGCAAGCCGCAGACGCGGCCGCTGCGAGCAAGGCCGGGGCGACCGATGCGAAGACCGACGCGCCGGCTGCGGACACCAAGCCGCAGGGCGCGCCGGAGAAGTACGAGTTCAAGGCCGAGGAAGGTCGAGCGTTCGACCCCGAAGTCATGGAGGCGTATAGCACGGTCGCCAAAGAGCTGAACCTGTCGCAGGAAGCCGCGCAGCGCGTCCTCGACGCTATGGCCCCCAAGATGGCCCAGCGTCAGCAGGCGCAGATCGAGGCCGTTCGAGCGGAGTGGGTGACCAACTCCAAAGGCGACAAGGAGTTCGGGGGCGACAAGCTCTCCGAGAACCTCGGCGTCGCCAAGAAGGCGCTCGATGCGTTCGGCACCGCCGAACTCCGCAGTCTGCTCAATCAGTCTGGCCTGGGCGATCACCCGGAGGTGATCCGGTTCATGTACCGCGCAGGCAAGGCAATCAGCGAGGATCGGTTCGTCGGCGGCGCACCTGCCGTTGGCAAGGGCGCCCCGAAGGGCTTCTCCGATTTCGCTGACGTTCTCTACTCCAACACCTAATCCCACGAAAGGGAACAAGCAATGGCAACTCTCTCCAGCAACAACCTGACGCTCGCCGATTGGGCGAAGCGCACCGATCCCGAGGGCCGCGTTCCGGTCGTCGCGGAACTCCTCTCGCAGACCAACGAGATCCTCGAGGACTGCGTCTTCAAGGAAGGCAACCTCCCGACCGGCGACCGCGTCGTCATCCGCACGGGCCTCCCGAGCGTGTACTGGCGTGCGCTGAACCAGGGCATCCCGAACAGCAAGTCGACGACCGCGCAGGTCGACGAGGCTTGCGGCATCCTCGAGGCTCGCAGCGAGGTTGACAAGGATTTGGCGATGCTCAACGGCAACACGGCGCAGTTCCGCCTGTCCGAGGACGTCGCGTTCCTCGAGGCGATGAACCAGACGCAGGCGACCACGCTGTTCTACGGCAACCCCGCCACCGACCCGAAGCAGTTCCTCGGCCTCGCGCCGCGTTACTCGAGCAGCACGGCCGGCAACGGTCAGAACGTGCTGAAGGCCGGCGGCTCGGACGCCACCAGCAACACGTCGATCTACCTCGTCGTGTGGGGCGACCAGACCGCTTACTGCCCGTTCCCGAAGGGCAGCTCGGCCGGCCTCATGCATGAGGATCTCGGCGAGCAGACCGTCTACAACAGCGATGGCACCCGCCTCCAGGCATACGCCACCCGCTACCAGTGGAAGAACGGTCTGGTCGTGAAGGACTGGCGCTACGTCGTCCGCATCTGCAACATCGACACCGATGACCTGATTGCCCAGAGCGGCACGCAGGAAGCCGGCGACTCGACGGCAATCATCAAGATGATGAGCCGCGCCCTGTACCGCATCCCGAACATGGCGATGGGTCGCGCCGCGTTCTACATGAACCGCACCGTCCACAGCGGCCTCGCGATTGCTGCGCTCGACAAGAGCCAGTACGTCCTGAAGGTCAACGAGGGTCTGTCGCAGTTCGGCACGCCCTACAGCTGGCTGTCCTTCCAGGGTGTTCCGCTCCGCAAGGTGGACGCCATCGTCAACACCGAAGCCGTCGTGAGCTGATAGCTCCACGCAACAAGAAAGAAGGAACTCACCATGATTCTCGACACCAATCTCGTCGTTTCCGGAACCGTGCCTGCCACCGGGGTGGCAACCGGGCAGGCGGCACTTCCTGCGTCTGGCACTCCCGTGCTTTCCACGGACACCATCGACCTTGCGGTCGCTCGCGACATTGGCGAAGGTTCGGATCTGTACATGAACTTCGTCACGGTCGCTGCATACAACAACCTGACGTCGCTGACGTTTGAGATCATCGGCGCGACGAACGCCGCTCTCTCGACCGGCGTGACCGTCATCGGATCGTCCGGCGCGGTTCCGCAGGCAAGCCTGACGGCGAACGCGCAGTTCTCCGTGCGGTTCAACCCGCAGCTCCTCTCGACCGGCCAGCGTTACATCGGCGCGCGGTACACCACGGTCGGTACGACTCCGACCACGGGCAGCGTGTGCGCCTATGTGGTGATGGACGTCCAGGACGGCCGCAAGTTCTACGCGTCCGGCTTCTCGGTGACCTGATAGGAGAACCCGATGGCAAAGGTCAAGGCAAAGGTCGTCTGCTTCGTGGACAACCACTACCGCCACGAAGGCGACGTGTTCGAGTACAGCGGCCCGTTCAACGGGAACCTCGAGTACCTCGAGGCGCCCGAGGAGAAGGCCGTGGAAGAGCAGCCTGTTCGCAAGCTGCGGAAGCCCAAGAACGCCGCGACCGAAGCATCGGAGTGATCCTCGGATTGTGACTTGACAGGAGGGGCGTCGGCGGGAAACCTCGACGCCCCTCCTGTTCCTGATAGGAGGCCGGCATGGCATCGGTCGTTGACATCTGCAACCTCGCGCTCGCGCACCTCGGGGACGATGCGACCGTCGCCAGCATCGACCCTCCGGAGGGATCGGCACAGGCCGAGCATTGCGCGCGGTTCTACCCCATCGCGCGCGACACCCTCCTCCAGACGCACGCATGGAACTTCGCCTCGCGCCGAGCCTCGCTCGCGCAGGTCACCATGCCGTACACGATGTGGAAGTACGCATACGCGGTTCCCGGCGACATGATGACCGCCGTCGCCGTCCTTCCGCCCGAGGCGCAGAACGACTACTCGACGCGCTTCTCGCCGGCGGAATACCCGTACTACAACGCGAACTTCTCGCCGATGCTGGCCGCTGGGCAGTACGTGCCGCAGCGGTACTCCATCGAGACTGACACGCTCGGGAACAAGGTTCTGTACACCGACCAAGAGAACGCGCTCCTGCGGTACCAGGCGCTCGTCAACGACCCGACCAAGTTCGACCCGCTGTTCACGATGGCGCTGTCGTGGCACCTCGCGTCGATGCTCGCCGGCCCCGTCATCAAGGGCGACCAGGGCGCTGCCGAGGCGAAGCGTTGCGCGCAGATGATGCTGCTGTATCTTCAGCAGGCGCGCGCGTCCGACGCGAACCAGCGCGACGTCAAGGTCGAACATATCGTCCCCTGGACTTCAGGACGCTGACCGATGCCAAGCACCCGGACGTACTATCGCTCGTTCGCAGGCGGCGAGATCAGCCCGGAGATGTTCGGGCGCATCGACGACGCCAAGTACCAGACGGGGGCATCGACGATGCTCAACTTCATCGCGCTCCCGCAGGGCGCGGTGGAGAACCGTCCCGGCCTCGCGTTCGTGCGCGAGGTGAAGAACAGCGCGTCCGC